CTTCACAGCCGTCTGTACTTCTCCTTGAAGTTTCATACGAGCCTCAACGCCATACCCTGTTTTATTCACTTGAGTTTTCTACTCTCAAGGTTCAAGCACGTGTGTTGGAGAACAACCCAACATCTCGGAATATCCGGCTTTACGCACACGTTGCCCACGTGTGAAGGGGTGTCTTTTAAGGTTATTGTCTCTTTAACAACCGAACCAATTAAGGTCCGAGTCACCTCACTAGAAGACTTACAAACCACAATCATGCACCATACAGCGGCCGAACCACCAGCCTGTCAAAGCCTGTTTCCCAGGGTGCGAGCATGATCATGGTCCGTGGCCAACGGGAAACTTATCCGTTGATGAAGTGTCGTATAGGACACACCACGGGCAGCGAGTTCTAGGTTTGTGCGGGTGAGATTCCCGGAGTTCTGGATCCATTTATAGACAGCCAGTAAGTCTATCCTCAAACCTTCACTAAGTGTTAAGCGTGGTGTTAAGTCCACGTAATTCGAGTTCAAAGACGGAATGCATCACACCTAAATCCACAGCAGCAGAAAGTGAGGCCAAACCCCATACCACCAATCCTTGCACCGTAGTATCAGCTTCAGACACTATGGTGTAGTTGGTGCTGGTATTGACAGCAAACCATTTCCTGCGATAAGTAAGCGGCACCTTATAAGTAAATCCCTGCCATGCGTTAAATGTCTGGACATTTCGAATGCCTTTAGTGGTGCTAATATCAACCGCAGCAGCTTGTGCTATGGTGTTGACCACTGACTCAGGGCTGTCCATATAGGCAATGGTGATGGAGGAGCCGCCATCAGCAACACCAGGTGCCACATGGGGCAACCATTTCATGGTTACAGACTTAAACCTGTATTCCTGAAATCTTGTGGTGATGCCGGATAAATCTCTGGATATGCCCTCGATGATCTTCACTGCAGACACAGATCCGAAGAACGAACTGCAGTCTATCACAACATTGTGTGAGGCCACGTTCGCAGCAGTGAGGTCTCGAGTGGCAAAGTGTGTGCCATGTAATGTTGAACCATCGAAATTTACAATGGGGCGCGGTACGCGCCTAGGCCTAACACTTAGTGGGTTAGGTTTTGAGGAGTTCTTTTTGGTTTTATTTTTATTGCCTGCCATCTTTGGTTAGAAGAGGAATTCACAATTGAGTTCGGAAGACTTTAGACAGTCAAATGCGGTGTGGTTAATTCCCAGCGGGCCCTTTTGTAGCCGGGTATACAATTCCTCCAACGCAATCTGCCTGCTAAAGTTGAGCCCAAACGCTTTTTCAAAGCTTTGGCGCGCCTCAGTGGTAATTAATGCAGGCTCTCGCGTTGTCAGAGCAGCCAGACGAGCGAACCCAGAGCTAGCATATAGGTGCCATTTCTCAATCTTACTCTTCTTGCGCTTCTTGCCAAATTTAGCAAGCATCACATAGAAGGATTGATACACTGGTAACCCACTAGATAGACTGATTCCGCCCAACCCAATCGCTTCCAACCACGCGTCGACCTGTGTTTGGCCGGTGGTGCACACCAAGTCTTTAGCCAGACATATCGGGTTGCGCACCATTCTCCACTGACTCCCATCAAACACTGGATGCATCTGGCAAAACTCAATTTCCTCAAGCTGATAAACCGTAGGCTCCACTTTCATCGTGAAACCTAAATCAGCATAAAACTGCTTTACATGCGCGCGGAACAGACTCTCGTTGGACGAATCCATGATGACCACAATGTCATCACCGTTGTCCATAACCTCATGTTCTATTCCGAGCTTCTTGCAGTAGGAATAAGTCATTGCCACCATCAGCATGCAGTTACCAAGTGCAGTATCCATATCTCCTGACATCCGGCAACCATCAACCTCGTAGCTAACACGACCGTCAGCGCACAGTCCTCGCCCTTTATTATGTAACATCATACTGAGCATTTTCTTGAACTCAGGGTCGTCATTAAAGCGAAGATAAGTTTTGTGCGTCCAATCAAGGGCCGCCACACTAACGTGTTGGTCGAACCTTGACGCGTCCAATGATATAGCGCACGGTCGTTCAAACATTCCCCATTTGGCAGCTATGATGTCTCCGGTTTGGAACACATCAAAGCCTTTCGCAACACACGGGTGTTTGTATAATTTCCCCAGGTTTTTGTAAACTAATTTCTCTAAAGGCTTGATATATATGCCTATAGCTGCATTAAATCTGGGGTCTCGGGGTTGAATAATTCGGGGGGCAGGATCTGCCTTGGCAAGGAAGTTTATCTTCTCACATTTAATAAATGTAGCAACGGTAGCATCATCGCGGGACAACGGCTTGGCAGCCAAACTGTCGGCAGCTTGCTTGTACCTATTATACTGGCGGCCAGTATAGGATTCCACAAACTCCTCCAGTGTCCACGGCCTCAGGTGGGTCGTTATGAAGACTTCGTCAAAAGGACTAAGTTCTTCAAAACCTCTGAGCTTCGGTCGTTGCGGTAGAGTACCTTTGTTATCAGTATAAAACACTCGCTCGTTTATCCCTCTAACCAAATTGTTCAAGCTATTATTGTGTACGGAAAATCCGTTACTGGGCCGAGGGGCGCTCAGAGCAAACGCCCATCTCTGCGGGTCCCGGGGACGAGACACATCCTTCACCTTTATGGCAGGGTGGAGACCGTTCAAAGGAACGATCTGTGTTTCCACTCCTTCCAGGCGAAGCAGTCCCCCTATTGAAAACCCGTCAGCTTCCCCGTAGCCGCTTTAACGTGGTACGGGGGGTTGAAATAAAATTGGGTGCCAATCTCACCCAGGTAGGCTATTTCTGCTGGTGATAGTCTAGGACTTTCAGACTCATCCTCTTCCTTGCTAAGTTTGAGGGATGATAGTTTCCTGCGGATCATCCTCCCCACACACTCCACACTCGTGGGACAACGCGCCCTAAGCCCTATTTCCACAACACACTCATCTGCCGCTGTGGCAGCATACAACAACTCATCAGTGAACTCTTCACGCTCGTTACACATCCAACTGAACAGCACTGGAGCAATGACATCATCCTCATGCTCCTCAACCAACAACTTGTACGTGTGCAGATACTCACAGGCCCACTGACATTTCTTAATGACTAACCCTAACACCATCTCAATTTTACCTACCATATAAAACACCACACGAGACTTTAGGCTAATAAAGTAATTCGCAAACCCAGCTATCCACTGTTGCAACTTGTACAGACCGACCAAGAGAACACAGAGGACAATGATGATCTCCATCTGGGCGAGTAAGTGGTG